CCGCCTGAACTCACTCCACCTGATGTTATTGCTAACATTCTGCATCTGTCAATAGTTACATTTCCCGATGTTGTGTGATTGGTAACATACATTGTCACTTGGTCGCCATCTGCCATTGATATAATCCAATTGGTAAATAGTTTGGCAAATGTTGTTCCTACTCCTGTTGGTGCTCTGCATTCTGTTTCTGCAATTGGTACTCCATTTTTAGCAAAAATAATTCCTAGTATCTTATTATTACCTGCTTCAATATCTGCCGATGCAAATATTTTAAAATCAACTGTTTTTCCTGAAACATTCCTAAGCCCTAGCTGGTCTGTTGTACTTAATGCAATACCATCAGAGATAACTGTGTCTAGTGTGCCTATAAGCCCTGTTGCTTGATATGTTCCTGATGTTGCAATATTAACAACACCTGACGATGTTCTCCCCATTTGACCTTGATAGGAATCTGATGGAGTTCCGCCACCGCCATAATCTTCTAAATATTCATAAAGTGTTTGCCTTTCAGTGATTGCAGTTGCTTCGTCTGCGAGTTGATACTCCTTTCTCCCGGGTGCATCTTCTAAAGTTCCTGTAAATCTAATAATGTCAACATACTGCTCAATGCGCAGCATATCCTTTAACCACCTTTCAATGATTGGGGGGCTAACCGAAGTGTCAGTTACTTCAATTACACCGCTATCATTGGTAAATATTATCATCTTTTATTGATAAATATGTTACGCCCTAACTTATTAACTTCGTCTTTAACAAAGTCGTTAATGTCTTTCTTATCTCCGACCACGCTATAACCGATTGTTCCGCTGTTTTTTCCTTTTCGGTTGCATTGCGATTTCCATTCAGGGTAGTTATCAATGTTTTCATCAAGAAATTCAATTAATATATCTTCATAAACCCTTGCCATTTCCCTAGCCTGAGCAGTAATACGGCTAATTGTCTTATCAGTGGCAGCCGTTGAAAAGTCTGTATTCTTTTGAACCACTCCAAAGGCTGTTACATTCGTTTGCGATTGCACAACGTACCTTTGATATGAATAGAATGCCAAAATAGGCTCAATCATCGTGTCAAGTTCGGGATAGTTCAATGGTGAAATATCTTCAACTACTTTTAAAAACAAATCTTTGCCTAATAAATTCTTTAACTCCACAATCTGAGCATCCATAATGAAAGGAACTATTTTCCCAACAGGTGCGAAATCACTTATTGACCTGTATTTCTTAATGTCATTGGCTGTTATTATCTGTCTCATTTAGTTTTGGTTTTAACGATGTCATTTCAACAATACTCACATTCTCCCCTAACAACAATTTCAATGCGGATTCAATTTCAATGCGATCATCTTTGGTAATGTCATTGTAATAAATTGTAGCATCTTCAATCTCTGATGCCGTGCCTAATTTACCTGCCTGTAATATGCCTGCAAGCACAGGTGGTATCATGTAATTTTGTACTATATTGTTTTTGATGGATGTTTCAGTAAATTCCCACAGCTTATCATTGTTTTGGATTGTGAATGGTTTAAGTTCTGGCATTGCTTCATCCATTTCAGCTTCCAAAAGCATAATATTACCAACACTTTCAGCACCCTGAAAATGCTCTAGGTAATCTTCAAACTCCTGCTTTGCTTGTTCGCTTTCAAACTTACCTTTATGGACAAACATGTGTGATGCCATGAAGTTGGTGCGTATATTTTTATTTTTGAAAGTTTGAACACTCGAATCGGTCTTAATGTCCTGCAATATTGAATCACATGGGGCGAGCGGATATTCTGAATCGTCAGGCTTTACCCACATTATTTGACCGTTGTAATTCTCAATGCCACCAGCTTCATCAATCTGCTCACCTAATTTAAAAGGATTGTAAGTGTTATAACGTCTTATCTTTGTAACATCATAATTCTCTCGAAGGCTGCGCTTATCCCAATTGTTATAAACGCAAATCATGCCATCTGTTCCAAGCCTGCAATATTCCACAGGAACGTGTGAAAGTTTAACAATATCACCAAGTTCATTCCATTGCACATGAATTGCAAAAGTGCCTAACTTTGATTTATCGTCTGCAATACTTTCAAGCAGTTTGCCGTACTTTATTTTTTGCCCTACGTCTGCAAATCCCTGCCCTTTAATGAATCGCTTGTAAGTCTTTACGCAAGATGATGCCGTTCCCGATGCAAGGATTAAATCAAGCACCCTTTGCGGATATGCGTTATCAGCATCCCACCCGATGATCTTCTCCATACGAAAATCAGGAATGACAATCCGCTGCCTTGTTTTACCGGAAATTAATTTAACCATCTTTTATTTCTTTTTACGTGGGGTTCTGGTCTTTGGCTGTGCCTTCGGCTTCTCGCTTACAACCATTTTAACAGGTTCAACAGGTTCAACAGGTTGCAAGCTAACTATGAATCCTGCGAGTTTAGGTTCAGCTTTTAACAGCTTCTCAGCTATCTCATCTGTCATATTCTTTTCGGTGTAATATTCGGGGCTCCCGAACAATTGAAAAGGTTTTACAAGTTTAAATTTAGTCATCATATTTCTTTTGGTATTAGTTGTTTTCTTTTCTGCATTAACTGTTCCGTGTTTAATATCGTATTTTAACACATAGAAACAATCTTGAGCGCATTGCATACATCGTTCCGAGCGTGGGTAATATTCCCCATGATAAAGCCTATATAACTCAAACACTCGCTTAGCAGCTTCGGTTGACCGTTGCACAATAAGCGAGTGTTGAATGCTGTTTAATTCCGATGTTAATTCTGTCGCGTTCACATCGCAATTTTACGAATTATTTATGGTTTTACCAAAGAATTTATAAATGCTCTTGTAACCGTGATTGAAGTATCAAACAAAGTTGCAGGAAGGTTAGGCTCTTTGCTTCTTTCTGAACTTCTTAAAACAAGGTTATAAGCCCCTTGTGTTTCAGTATCAGCAACGATACGTTCCATTTCTTCAAGAACCAATCCAGCGTTTAAACCGTAAATCTCAAACTTCGTTTCATCGTCTGAACCTGCAAAGTTATTTTCAACTACCGCAATCACACGACCTAATTTTAAAGCATCAATCTGCTCTTTTAAATCGGCTGTATTGTCGAATAGTTTAATCGTAACTTCGTGGTCGTAGTTAGCAGAGTAACGAGTTTTAACCAATGCTGAACGTGGCTCAACACTGTCATTAAAGCCTTGAAACTTGTATAAGAAAGCCCCTGAATTGAGAGTAAAGCTCTCAATCAAGTTAGGGTTTGTGTTATCTCTCGTTACCGTTGCCAATTGGTCAAAGTTCAACAAGAAAAGATTGTCATTTGCGCCTGCCGAAATTATCTTTTGACAATTTAGCAGGACGTTATCTGTAATATTTGCGCAACTTGTTGCCATAATTATTTCCTTTCTTTAATGGTTAGTAAGCAACTTGAATCATGTAATCTTCACGAATTTTCGCATCTACTTTATAACCGCCTTTGAAGTTGTTAAGTTCAGTTGTAGGGTCATAGAACACATTGAAATTAGCGATTGCACTTGAAGCATCAACACCTACTAACAAGTTAGATTTAGTTGTTAAGATTGCTCTGTGTGGTAAATGCCATTTCGTACCGTTTGAAAAGTCAGCGCGAATAGTTCTATCCCAGAAATCGAATCCTACAATCTCTAAGTTTCTGTATCTCAAAGTAGAGAAACCGTTTTCAATTCTTACGAAAGAAGCATCTACACCAACACTTTCAAGATAGTTAGCATAAGAATCAACAAGTGATTGAGTTGATATAATTACCTTATCAGCGGCTGCGCGAAGTCTGTAATCAGCACCGTTCATTAATGAATTAAAAACATTCTTAGCAGCGATGCCGTTTGATGCTTCTAATGCTGAATCTTGAAGTGCAAATGTAGCTTCACCGTTTGCTGAAATAGCTTCTAATCTTGCAGAGTCGGCAGCCACGATAGCAAAGATTTGTTTCCAAAGACCATCAATGATATTGTAATCTGCAATTGATACGCCTGTTGTGATTGTTCCTGTTGGGCTGTCACCTACGTTTGCAGCGTTTTTGTCGTTGAACCAAACAAGTCTTAAAGCATCTTCAAAACCTGCATCGGACATTCTTTGAACTACGAATGCTGCGATGTCAGTTGGTGTTACGTCAGCGTAGTTGATACCACGTTGTTTTGCATACACCATAAATGAATCTTCTAATTCAGTATGGCAAAGCTGTAACCAAATTTTTACTTGTTCTGGATCCCAAAACTTTTCATCCATAGGGATTTGCTTAGAAGTTGCACCTGTTCCGCAGCCTGCATCTTTCTTAGTAATTTTAGACAAAAGACCTAAATAGGCAATTTGTTTTTTCGCCACGATGTTTTCTTCAATCGTGTGAAATTCTGTTATTGCAGGTTTTTCGAATACTGTTTCTAAAACCGCTTCTGAAATCGATTTGATTTCTTCACCATTAAAGGTGAGTTGGGCTGGATTGAAAATTGCCATTTGTTATTTCTTTTTTAAGTTAATTTGTTTCAAAGTGTCTTTTGAGAATACTGTTTTCACAGCTTCTTTTTGTTTGAAAGTTTCGCGTTTCATATTGAAAGGCTTGCTAACTGT